CACGGAGATTGACTCACATTCTGGCGCACCGTACCACGCCGAACAGTCCCCCTAATCCCCTGATTCGCACCCCGTACTACACCCAGATCTACACCCAATGGCCTCACCTGATCTTCCAGCAAATCCGCCGCAACCTGCTGCACATCATCCATCACGTGAGAATACAAGTCCATCGTGATACCCACAGACGAATGACCCAGCCGGACACTCACCACCTTCGCCGGCACACCCGCCCGCAATGCCAACGACGCAGACGTATGCCGCAGATCATGGAATCGCGCCGGCGACACACCCGCCGCCGCAAGCACAGCCTGAAACTCAGTATACACACGACGCGGCTCGATCGGAGTACCGACCGCCGATGGAAAAATCAAATCATGATCCCGCCACCGCTCCCCAGCCAGCAATCGCGCCTGGTCAACCCGACGACGCTGATCACGCAACGCCGACATCCCCTGCTCACCCAACCGCACCAGCCGATAGCCCGCCTTCGTCTTGATTGGCACCAGCTGCAGACCACCACCACGAGGCAGCCGACGCACTTGACGCGAGATACTGATGGTCTGATGCTGCCAATCCACGTCACACCACTGCAGACCAAGCAGCTCGCCCAACCGTGCACCCGTCACCATTGCCAGATACACGATCCACTGCACCCGCAGGCCCTCGGCCGCCACAAGAATCCGTTGCGCTTCATCCGGCCCCAACGCCCGCGCCGTACCGCGCGGCCGCGCCGGCACTTTGACCGCATCGGCCACATTGCGCACCGCCAGACCCCACGCCACCGCATCACCCAACGCCTTATGTAGACACACCTGCGCTTTGCGCACCGTCCACACCGACGCCCCGCCAGCCAGTAGGTCCGCATACAGACGCTGCACATGATCCGGCCGGAGAGCCGACAGACGCACGCCACCGAGACCCGGACTCACATGATCACGGATGACCTGGTCATACAGCGCCCACGTGGTCACGCGCACGACCGGCGGCCGGATCGTCTCCAGCCAATGCGCCAGAAACTCACCCAGCGTGGAACGATCAGACACGTTCACGCCAGCCCGCACACGCGCCCGGACCGCCACCAGCCACTCCACCGCTTCCCGCTGGGTCCGCTTGTGCGTCGCATACCGCCGACCATCCAGGATGATCGAGACAGCATACCGCCCATTCGCTTCACGATAGATTGACCCCTCACCAGCCGCCCGCCGCTTGCCCATCACATCCCCCTACCCACGACCATGCCCCATATGAACACGGTCGCAGACCACAACACAATCAACACCAACCGCCAATGACGCTGCCAAAATCGCTCGATCATGTCTTGACCACATAGAACATATGTGCTACAATAGTCACACCACAAGGAGCGACGCCATGCGAAAACACTACGACGCCACCCGAATCAGCTTCGACACCGCGCCGATCTCCGTGCAACTGTGGATCTGGCGCAGCGCCCAGACCTACGCCAACGGACTGCTACTGCGCCTCATCCTGAGCATCCTTCGCTGCCTGTTCGGCCACAAATCGCGCATACGTTAGCACCGCCAGCCGCTCACGCTCTGGTATCTGATGAACCAGACTCACAATCTCATGAGTCAGTTCATCAATCCCCAGAATGTCAGCATCCGCATCTACGTAGCCGACAAAAAACGATATCGGCTTACGAAATATCCGACATAGCATCAGTAGCTGCGGAACCGATACCAACGACCGACCCCGCTCAAAATCTCCATAGCCCGAGTAAGTAAGCCCAAGCATCGACCCTACCTCAGCCTGCGACAGGCCGGACTCCATCCGCGCTTGCCGCAGCCGAGCCCCCATGAACGCCCGCAACTCATCATCGCCCATCGCACACCTCCACAACCAGTATACCACAATTGTAACACTTTGTCACTAATGTAGCCAACTACCCACTTGACACGCCTGTAAAATTGGGTTACAATAGGGGCGCAACGCAACATAGGAGACAATATGGACGGCACTACCCTGACAATCATACGCACCCTGAGGAACATCAGACAGACCGACATCGCTGCAGCACTCGGGGTCACACGCCCCGCAATAAGTATGATGGAACACGGCCGGCGCAGAATCAGAGCAGAGCAACGCGCCAAACTGCGAGAGATGGGAATCAACCTGGACGATCCCGCCATCAATGCTGCCATCGCCCACCTGCACGAGGCCATCAATGGACGTGCTCAATCCTGATGAATGGGTCACCATCCGCCGTGCCGAACTGGACGCCCTACGCACACGCGCCCAGCAACCAACCGACAGCCACCTGCTGCGCGTGAGTCAGGTCGCCGAACGCCTGGCTATCTCGCGCAGCGAGGCCTACCGACTCGTCGGCACTGCGATACCAGCCATCACCATCGGCCGCGCGGTCCGCGTACACCCCGCCGACCTGCAATCATTCATTGATCAGGCCCGCCGCAGATGACCGAAATCAAAGCCACCCTCATCATCGCCCTGGCCACCGCCTACGCTATCATCATCATCGGAGCAACCTATGCCATCCGACGCACCAACCAACACCGCTTCCACACCACCTGCACCAACTAACCGCAAACGCGGCGCACCCAAAGGCAACCAGAACCGCCGCACCCACGGCAACTACGCCAGACCCACCACCCCTCTGGCCAGCATCGACGACGTTATCGCTGACGCTATGCGCAGACAATCCGAACTCACTAACTACATCGACGCACGAGCCGCCGAGATGACTACCGACGACCTGATCCGCCTGTTCGCCCTGCACGGACAGAACGCTTCCCGCCTGGGCCGACTCCTACGCGACGCCCGCGCCCTATCCGGCAAATCCGCCGATAGCCTGCTCGACGCCATCGGCACAGCCCTGGACGAAATCAATACCCAACTCGGAACCAACCTTTGACCGGACGTGACCGCTTCTTCAACGCCTTCCGGCGCATCACAACACCACCCAAACCCGAAATGCCCAAACCCACCTCACAATGGGAAGCCTGGGCAGAATACCGCTTGTGCCAGATCGAAACCTGGCAAACGTGGATCGTGCGCCTGCTACTCGGATCTCTCGCTGTCCAGGTCGGACTCAAGATCATTGACCTGATCAAGTGATCGTGATGATCGAACGACTCAAAGCCCTGCTACTCTCCATCCAACTCTTCTCTACCCTGGTCATCCAGACCCCACTACGACCCTACCAGGTCGAACCCGCCAACGCCGTCATCGACTCCTGCCTGCACAACAAGGGACTCGAATTCCTGTGGATATTCCCACGCCAGTCCGGCAAAGACGAAACCATAGCCCAACTCGAAACCTTCCTGCTCACCCTATTCCAACGCTGCGACGCCTGCATCGTTCACGTCTACCCAACCCAACAACAGATCACCACCGGCACTACCCGACTCAGCCGCCGACTCGATAACCCTATGACCGCCAGCCACTGGCAACAACACTCCCGACCCACACGCGCTACCCTCGGCCGCGCCACATGCGTCTTCTTCTCAGGCCACCCACAAGCCCGCGCCGAAGGCGCTACCGCCAATCTCTTGCTCATCATCAATGAGACCCAGGATCAGGACGAAACCATCATCGAACGCCGCTTCACACCCATGCGCGCCAGCACCAACGCCACCGCCCTATTCGTCGGCACAGTCCGCACTACCACAGACTTCCTCTGGCGCACCAAAACCCGCCTGGAGCAACTCCAACAACAAGACGGCATCCGCCGCGTCTACGCCATCGGCCCCGACCTTGTCGGACGCGACAATCCACACTACGCCGCCTTCGTCGAAAACCAGGTCCGACTCAAAGGACGCCAACACCCAGCCGTCAAAACCGAACTCTTCTGCGAACCACTCGATACCGCCGCCGGCCTATTCCCACCCCGCCGCATCGCACTCATGACCGGCGCCCACCAACGCCAACGCATACCCACACCCAATACCATCTACATCGCGACCCTTGACGTCGCCGGCCAGGACGAGGCCGCCACCGAAGGCATCACCGCCACACTCACCAACCCAGCCCGCGATTACACCATCTGCACCATCTTCCAGGTTGTCCCCCCCCTCCAGGGGGGGGACAAGGGGGGGGACATCGGCCCTACCTACACCGCCGTGGATGTATTCGTGGATCAAGGATCGCGCCACTTCCAACCCGCACCCGGCCAGCCACCCCTATTCGAACGCCTACTCGCCTACCTCAATCACTGGCAACCTATCGCCCTGGTCAGCGACGCTTCCGGAGTAGGTCAAGGACTCACCGACGCCATCATCAAAGCATGGCCACGCCAGACCATCGCTTTCGACTTCGCACGCAGCCACAACAAGTCACAACTCGGCAACGACCTGCTAGCACTGGTCGAAACCGGCCGCTTCAAATACTGGCAAGGAGACGACGACGCATGGCACTTCTTTGAGCAATGCCGCTTCTGCAACTACGAACTCGCCGAAGGTCAACCCATCGAACGCGGACTCAAATGGGGAGTGAGCCCGCACGCCACCACCACCGCGCCGGATGGACAGACCATCCACGTCCACGACGACCGCCTGCTATCCGCCGCCCTGATCGCCGAGGCCGACCGCCAACACCGAGCCGGCACACTCTTCATCGGCACAACCCAATCCGCAGTCATCAAACGCCAACAACACAAGGGGGAATGGTCATGAAAACCTCATTCTTCATCGCACTGCTCATCGCCATCGCCATACTCGCCAGCCTCATGCTCACCGCACACGCCCACGCCCAGACACCGCCACCATTGGACCCCAACCAGAAATTCACCATCCAATGCATGATGCTTACCGGATGCTGGTGGCATCCCGTCGGCCACCCACCCGACTTCTGGATGCTGCACCTCATCTACGCACCCCTGCGATCCTACCAATACGACGCCGTGTGGAACGTCGCCGACTGGCGCTGGATCCCGGAGACACCAACCCAATGAAACCAATCCATCCGTGTAAATCTGTGTCCATCCGTGGATAACCGCCCATGATCATCTACGAGCAATGGCACACCGCCGGCGATCTCCGAGTCTGCAAACAATGCCGCCAACTACACGGCCAGGTGTTCCATGCCAACAAAGGCACATTCCCACCCCTGCACCCTAACTGCAGGTGCTACCGCGCCTACCACCATACCGAACTCGAACCATCCGACTTCCCACCCGAACCCAAGCCAGCAGCCGGCACAGGAGCAGGAGCGGGAGCGGGAGCGGGAGCGGGAGCAGGAGCAGGAGCAGGAGAGACCGCCCCACCAGCACCCAAACCCTGGCCACAACCAACCTGGCCATGGTACATCCCATTCTTCCCGGATGATCACAATAAGACCTACGAGATACCACACCCAAAAGACGTCAAGACAGCCCGCAAACCCGACTGGGAAAAGCCATTCTACCAACGACCCGGAATGGAAATCGAAATCAAAGACATGGTCGAATGGGTCAGCTGGCTGAACGCACTCAAGATCGCTACCGAAATGCTCATCCTATGGGAAGACCTCATCTACCCAGACAAGAAAAACCCCCCACGCAGGGGAGCAGACTGAAATGAACCTACGCCAGACCCTCGAACGCATCTTCCTGCCAGCCACACGACAGCGTACCCAACTCGCTGTTGCCAGACCCGTTGACGACGACGGCCCCCACTGGGGAAACCTCATACCCGCACCATCCCAGCCCGGACCCTGGTGGCCACGCGGCGGCCCAGCCGACCGCAACTGGAACCAACTCGCCCAGGACATGGACGACGCCCTCGAAGCCTGGCGCAAGAACTTCCTCATCCGCCAGATCGTCCGACTCACCACCGCCTACGTCGTCGGTGACGGCATCACCATCACCGCCAAACAGCCCACCGTCGCACGCTTCATCGCCGACTTCTGGACCCACCCCAAGAACCAAATCAACCGCCGCCTATCCGCCTGGTGCGACGAACTCACACGATCCGGCGAACTCTTCATCGCCCTCTTCACCAACCCCATCACCGGCATGTCATACGTCCGCGCCATACCCGCACGCCAAATCGTCGCCGTCGAAACAGACCCCGACGACTACGAAACCGAAACATCCTACCTCGAACACACCGACTCCCCTCCACCTCCAGGGGGAAGGGCCGGGGGTGGGGGTGATTGCCCACCCTTCACCCGCCGATGGAAAGCACCCACCACCGCACAACCAACCGAACCTTGCCTACTCCACTACGCCATCAACAAACCCGTCGGCGCTACCAGAGGCGAATCCGACCTCACACCCATCCTACCCTGGGCCCTGCGCTACACCGAATGGCTCAAAGATCGCGTCCGCTTTAACGCCATCAGATCCGAAATGGCAGCCGCCTGGATCAAGGTAGCCGACGAAACCGCCGTCACCCGCAAACGCCTGGAGTACACCGCCAACCCACCCACCGGCGGCAACATCTTCATCACCGGCCCCGGCGAAGAACTCACCTTCCCAGCCGCCAACATCGACGCCGGCGACGCCACACCCGATGGCCACGCCCTGCGACTCGCCGTCGCAGCCGGCGCCAACATCCCACTCCACTTCCTGGCCGAAGGCAGCAGCGCAACAAGATCAACTGCAGAGCAAATGGGAGACCCCACCCGACGCCACTACCGCATGCGCCAACTCGACTTCAGCCACATGCTCTGCGACCTGGCCGAACACGCCTACCGCCGCCGCGCCGACCTACTCGGCATTCCCCCCCGTTCACGGGGGGGCAGGGGGGGGGCTACCCAACCCACCATCATCGCCGACATGCCCGACGTATCGCGCGACGACAACATCAGCCTTGCCACCGCCGCCAAAACCATCGTCGACGCCTTCGCCACCATGAAAGCCAACGGATGGATTGACGACCACACCGCCGTCACACTCGCCTTCAAATTCGCTGGCGAAATACTCGATCAAGAAACCATAGACAAAATCCTATCCACAGATGCACACAGACCACAGATACACACAGATGAACCCAGATAGATATCAGTGTCCATCAGCGTCCATCAGTGTCCATCTGTGTCCATCTGTGGTTCCAACCCAAGGAGACACCAATGCGCACCTGGATCAAACTCCACACCGAAATCATTGACGATCCCAAACTCGGCCGCCTGTCATTCGCCGACAAAGGCCTCTGGCTCTACCTGCTCGCACTCGCCGGCCGCCTCGATCACCGCGACCAGGACGGCAACCCCACCGGAGAACTCGGCACCCTCGACGACATCGTGTGGCTACTGCGCACCAGCCTGGCCGAAATCCAACCCAGCATCGAACGCATGGTCAATGCCAACATGCTCCACTACCAGGACGATATCCTCTTCGTCACGCACTTCGCACAACGCCAAGCCAACGACTCCGACGCAGAACGCGCACGCAACTACCGCGCATCACGCACCGTCACGCGCCCAGAACCACAGCCACCCACACCCACCACACCACCGTCACACGACCGTCACGCAACCGTCACGCAAGCGTCACGCACGCGTCACACGACCGTCACGCACGCGTCACACGACCGTCACCATATAGAATCAGAAATAGAATCAGAAACAGAATCAGAACAAGAACAGAACAACAACAACAGCAGAACAGACAACACACGCGCGCGTGACGCGCGCGCACGCATCGCCGCTGTTGCTGCTGCTCGCTCTGTTGCTGTTGCTGCTGCCAATTCCCCCTCTCCGCTTGCGGAGAGGGGGTTAGGGGGTGAGGTGCGCGCCGAGAGAGGGTCAGGGAGTGAGGTTGATCACCGCGACACCGACTCCCCCCTCTCCACTTGTGGAGAGGGGGGCAGGGGGGGTGAGGTTTACCCAGACGACACCATCGCATCTACCCAGTCCGAAATCATCCGCGCCACCAACGCACTCACCAACATCGGCATCGAACCCACCACCACACGCAAACTCATCCAAACCCAGCCCTACGCACACATCATCGGCTGGACCAACTACGCCAACAACCAACCCGGACTCCAAAACCCAGCCGGCTACGTCATCAAAATGCTCAAATCAGGCAGCCCACCACCCCGCGAACAACGCAAAACCTGGTTCACACCCGAAGAAGAACAACTCTACTTCGGCCCACACCCAAAAACTTGCACCACTTGCACAGATGATTGACAATAGCACAAACGTTCTAGCGACATAACGAGGCCACCATGCCAGACCGAGAACCAGCCGCCACCCTCACCAAACTGAGTCTCTACCCAACCGACACACCACGCGAATACCGCGTCACCCTCATCACCGCCGGCCGCGTCAAGAACCGCGATCAGTCCCTGGCCGACTGGGAAATCACACCCGACGCCATCATGCACGCCGCACCACTCGCCAACGGCAGAGCCGTATTCATCGACCACGCCGGCACAGCCAGCCATCCCGAGCCACCATCCATCCGCAACCTCGTCGGAGTCACCACCAACGTCAAATTCGATCCACACCGCCTCGCCCTCGACGGAGTCATCCGACTCTACGACCGCGACGATACCCGCTGGATCCAGCAACTCCTTGACCAGATAACCGCCGATCAGGCTTCCGACCGACCCACACCCGACATCGGACTCTCCATGGTCTTCTTCGGCCACCACCGCTTCACCCAACAGAAAGGAGAACCCACCCAAACCCGCATCACCGACCGCATTGACCATATCGAATCCATTGACATCGTCTTCGGCCCGGCCGCCAACGGCCGCATCCACCACGCCCTGGCCACCCACACAACCGCTCCCGCCGGGTCCGCGACCCGGCAGCCCAACCAACAGGAGAACCACATGGAAACCCAAACCGACTACATCACCGATCCCACCGACACCACCAACCGCGACACCGTCGCCCAGGACACCGCCACAGCCATACTCCCTACTCCCAACTCACCACTCCCTACCATTGACGCAGCCGCCCTCATGGCCCACCTCAACACCCTGAACCAGCGCATCGAACACCTGGCCGCCGCTACCGCCAGCCTCATCGAAAACAAGGTCATCACAGGACTCGGCACACCACCCACACCCCAACCCACCCGCCGACCCCAGACCATCCAGGGAATGTGGACAGGACTCGACCGACTCCAAGCCGCCTACGAACACCTCATGGGTCTGCCGGCACACGGCGACTTCGAACGCCTTACCGGCATCCGCGAACTCTACACCGTCGTCACCGGCGACCGTCAACTCACCGGCCGCTACAACCCCACCATGGCGATGCTGGCCTACAACCCAGACGGCAACAACGCCGACACTACCTCCATGGCCGAACTCACCCGCAACGTCATGAACAAGGTCATGATCCAGCAGGTCGAACTACTCCAGGAGTACCGCTGGTGGGAGCGTATCGCACACATCCAGGACTTCAACTCACTGCAACAAGTGTCCTGGGTCCGCGTCGGCGGCATCGGCGATATCCCCACCGTCGCAGAAAAGGCCGAGTACACCCAACTCGCCTGGGACGACGCACGCACCACCGCCGACTGGGTCAAGAAGGGCGGCTACCTGCCCCTGTCCCTCGAAATGATTGACCGCGACGACGTCGAAGCCTGGCGATCCGTACCCCGCCAACTCGCCACCGCTGCCATGGTCACCCTCTCTTCCGTCGTCTCAGCACTCTTCACCGACAATAGCGGAGTCGGACCCCAAATCACCACCGAAGGTCAGACGGCCTACGCATTCTCCAGCACCTGGGGCAACATCCTCACCCAGCCCCTCACCTACGAGAACTGGCAGACCGCCATTGAGACCATGTACAAGATGAACCAACTCAATGTATCCGGCCGCCGCATCGCCGTCCGACCCAAATTCCTCCTCGTACCCGTCGAACTCGAGGCACAAGGCATATCCGTCGTCACATCCGACCGCAGACCCGGCACAGACTGGAACGACCGCGTACCCGTCAAACGCATGCTTCCCGAAGAAAACGTCATCACCGTACCCCACTGGACAGACGCCGAATCCTGGGCAGCACTCGCCGACCCCAACCTGTGCCCATTCGCCGGCGTCGGCTTCCGCTACGGCCGCACACCCGAACTCTTCACCGCCAGCGATCCAAACACACACCTGCTCTTCACCAACGACGTCCTACCCATCAAAGTCCGCTGGTTCTTCGCCGTATCCGTCATTGACCCGCGCGGCGCTGTCAAGTCCAACGCCTGACACGATCACCATAGGAGCGACACCATGAACCGCAAACACACCCAGATCGCCATCAGCATCACCGCCGGCTTCTTCCTGCTCGCCATGCTCATCATCACCGCCACCACCACCCCGGCCCCCGAGGCCCACGCCGGCACCGTGCCCACACCCGTCAGCATCATGAACCAGTCCGACCAAGCCGCCCTTGTCGGCTTCCTCGAAAACGACACCAACACATCCGACGCCGGCGGCCCAGGACTGCAACTCTACACCTACGAGTACTGCAACCTCCAGTACATCATTGACCAGGTCGGCGGAGCAACCGCACCCAACACCACAACCCTTACCATCCAATGGAGCATGGACAACTCCACATGGAGCAACGGCCCGGCCATCGTCAGCTCCAACACCGCCGACGACAATGGCATCGTCCAGATCCCCAACCTCGGACGCTACCAACGCATCTACGAAGACCACACCGGCACTTCCGCCATCACCGTCACCGTCAAGGGAGTCTGCAAGTAGAAAACATAATCATCTGTGGTTACACAAAACCATCCGTGTAAATCTGTGTCCATCCGTGGTTACATCACAGGAGTCTGCAAATGACCGAGATCACCATCGGCAGCATCGCCGTCGCACCCCTGATCGTAGCACTGATCGAATGCGCCAAAGCCATCGGCTTCCCGCCACGCTACGCACCCTGGCTCAACGCCGTCTTGACCACAGCCGCCTATGGCGTCATGCTCTGGCTACAAGTCAATCCGCAGTTTGAGCAGCCCATCACCGTCGCACTCAACCTGCTCTTGACATTCCTTGTCGCAGCCGGCATCTACGACATCGGCAAAAACGTCCTGGCGTCAACCGGCCGACCGCCCGGCCGCTGACGCGCCGCGCGCCTGACCAGCGCGCCGCGCACCATTCCCCACGGGTGGCGCGGACCCCCCCAACCGCGCCACCCACCCCAAAAGGAGCGAACGATGCTGACTTACCTGCTGTTCGAAACCTGGATCGGCGACAAACTGCTCGCCCTATTCGAACGCATCACCGGACTCACCATCCAACCCATGGAGTGAACCAATGGCCGCACCCTGGTTCACCAAGTACAACGACAGCTTCACCAAAACACCCGGCCAGAACGACGCCGCACCCTACGGAGTCACCGTCGAATACCGCGCCGACGCCATCTTCCAGGTCATCGGCATCCATCACCTCGATCAATCCGAAAACCGAGGCAACCACCACATCTTCATTGACGTACTCGACTCCCAGGGAAAACGCATCCAAAACGCCATCATCGCCTGGACATGGCAGGGTCGCAAGGACAAAACCCCCCTGCTGCTCACCCTTGACAAGCCACCCAACGAGCCAGCCGGCAATATCCCGCTCCAATACCAGCAGACCATCACCCTGTGGGTCTGGTCACCCAACGAATACGGGTCCGACCGCGTATCCGGCATCCACACCCGCCACCCCGACGAACCACCCGGCAACACCTGGGGACACCACTCATTCTACATCGTCTTCCAACGCACCGACCCACCACCACCACCCCTACCCCCCACTCCAGGGGGGGGACAGGGGGGGGCCGACCCGCCGGCCTACCTCGACCTCACCGACCTACGCCGGCGACTCGAAACCATCCGCACCGCCGCCACCGACGCCATCACCATCCTCGAGGCCGCCAGATGAAAAAACGACCACGCTTCGTCAAACGCTACCGCACCCGCGACAACCAAGGACGAACCGAGGAGCAAATCTGCCTTAACTGCACCCTACCCATCTGCGACCAATCACACCCACTCTGCCCACTCAAATCACGCAGGAGAGCCCACCGTGACCAACCACCGCATCCTATCCAAAGCCGAAATTGAAGCCGCCTGCCGGCCACACACCAACCGACCCATCACCAAATGGCACACCAACGCCGACGGCACGATCACCGCCATCAACGACCTCGGCCAGAAATTCATCATCACCATCACCTACCTCAACGACCTCATCGAAACCAAACCCAAGCGCAAGAAACCACAGATGCACACAGATACACCCAGATGACCACAGACCAACACAGATATCAGTGTCCATCCGTGTTCATCTGTGGTTCGTGTTCATCTGTGGTTCCATCCAAGGAGTAACCCATGCCCACCACCCTATCCGCCCTACGCGACCGCGTCGAAACCATACTCGCCGATACCTCAAACGAAATATGGTCCACTTCCGACCTCGACGAGGCTATCCGCCGCGCCCTCCACACCTATTCCGCCGCCAACCCACGCAAACGCATCACCACCATCACCCTGTCCACAGCCACCCGCGAGATCTCCACAGCAGCCATCACCGACATCATCGCCATCGAAGAGATATGGCTACCATACGACGCATCCGAAACCGACCCACCCATCTACCGCCGACCCTTCCGCTTCTGGAAAGACAGCAACATCATCTACATCCTGTCCCAATACATGCCCCAAGCCGGCGACACCGCCCGCATCTTCTACGCCGCCCTACACACCATAAGCAGCCTCGACGGAGCAGCAACCACCACCCTACCCGACGAACACACCAGCACCATCGCACTCGGAGCAGCCGGCTACGCCGCCGCTTCACGCGCCATTGACCTGGCCGAACAAGTCAGCATTGACCGCAACGTGACCGACCGACTCACCACCTGGGCACAACAGACCCTACAACGCTTCTACACCGAACTCCAAACCATAGCCATCATCGCCCAGGGCCCCGCCCACGTACCCCTACCCGCACTCGACCGCTACGACAACACATGGGCATAACAATGACCACCAACCACAGATACACACAGATGAACCCAGATAGATATCAGTGTCCATCCGTGTTCATCTGTGGTTCCATCCGTGGTTCCAACCCATCCGCGTTCATCCGCGTTCATCCGTGGTTCCAACAATGACAAGATCAATCCACACCGACCTGCTCACCACACAAAAAAAGATGGCCTACCAGCCGTCCATCCAAATCACCTTCGCCGACAACAACCTGCCCCATCCCCTACTCTGGGATAGCAGCCTTACCGGCTACTCATCCAACCCCACCGCTTCCTGCCGCACCACCAACTACATCATCCGCGCCCACCGCACCGCCGGCGTCGGCATCCAGATCCAACGCATATCCGACCCAACCCAACTCTCCCAATGGGAAGGCACTTGGACCACCGTTGACTCCAATGGCGTCTACCCCACCCTCTTCTGGACCGGCAGCCGCGTCGTCCTCGTCTACCAGGACGCCACATCCAGAGCCGTCAAGTGGATGACCTCATCCAACGAAGGCGCTTCCTGGTCAGCCGCATCCACAATCTGGACACCAACCTTCTTCCTCAACAACACCAACTTCGCCGTATCAGGCGGCACAGACCGATCCGGCTTCTTCTACGCCGAAACATCCAACCTCCACTTCCTACCCTACAACCACACATCCAACACCTTCCCATCCGACTACTCCCTATCCGCCGGCGCAACCGTCGGCATCAGCCACGGCATCTACCTGTCAGGAAACAACTACTTGATCGCCCTGAACCTCACTGGCTACGCCACCTGGACCAACTCCACAATCATACTACGACCAATGACATGGACAGGATCAGGATCACCATCATGGGGCACAGCCACACCCTACAACGGAGTCCACGGCGGCACAGGAGCAAACCCCGCCTACCAATTCAACTACCTGCACCTCGCCAAGATCGGCAACTGGTACTACCTCACCTACACCTATTCCGCCTCATCCGCCAACGGCGCCATCTACGACAACACCGATACCATGATCGCCGCTTCCAACGACGGCGCTTACTTCACCGCCGGCCTCCGACTCGGCCAGACCATCGCTGACCAACTCCAAGCCATCCAATGGTCCGCCGGCAGCACCACCTACTTCTTCTGCGATACCAAAATCTGGCGCTCCACACCCACAGCCAGCGTCACCATACCACACCAGGACGTCAAAGCCCTCGACATCCAGGACTTCGGCCCCACCGCCTACGCCGAAATCACCCTCGACAACCGCAAAGGCACTTACACCAACCTCAAAACCAACCGCCTCGGATGCAACATCACCATCGAACGCGGAGCAGTGATCGCCGGCACAGCCAGGAGAGTCGCACGCGAAACATTCATCGCATCCCGCTTCACCCGCCAGGACATCGGCAACACCATCACCATCCAAGCCTTCAACTACCACCGACTCCTATCCTTATGGAAAGCCGAGATCCCATACTACTGGTCATCCATCCGACTCGATCGCCTCGTTGAGTCCATCGCAGCGCTCGCCGGCATCCACTCCGCCACCTTCGACTCCAGCGCCATATGGTCCACCACCATCGGCCAATTCTTCATCCAGCCCGGCCAGACCGCCGCCGAAGCCCTGGCGTCACTCCAAGACCAATTCCAATTCGTATCCCGCATGGCCAGTGCAGAAATCCTGCACTCCATGGTCATCGCATCATCACCCACCGCCGACTACACCTTCGGCACAGCAGCCAACGAACACCCCACCATCGCCATCGAAGACGACGCCGACTACACCGCACCACCCATCACCCACGCCGAGGTCATCGGCACTAACGCCGGCGCACAAGCCGTCGCCACCAACCTGCAAGCCGAGATGGGTCGCCAGTTCACCCACCGCATCGAACGACAGGTGTTGACCACCAATAGCGACTGCTCCACAGCCGCCACCGCCATCGTCACCAAAGCCACCCAGGCCACCCAACGCGCCCGCCTGGTCTGCCTGCCGGCCTACCATCTCCAACCCTACGACGCTATCTCATCCGACGACTGGTCACCCGACACCATCCGCTACATCACCGCCCTGCGCGAAACCTACAACCCAACCCGCCGTACCCCCCCCTCCAGGGGGGGGCAGGGGGGGGTCAAAGGCGACCAAAACTACCGCCAGACCATCACCCTGGCCGCATTGACCAGAACCGCCGCCGGCGACTCCAGCGCAGCACCCGACACCATCATCCCCGACAACCTGCGCCGATCCGACTTCCGCAAAGGCCGACTCATCAGCTTCGACACCACCACCTGGACAGCACTCGTCTACTTCGCCGACTCCGCCGGCGCAGTCCAACTACCCGTAGCCCGCCACGTCCACCCCAACACCCTCACCGCCGGCCGCTACGTCGCCGTCATCCAATTCGACATCACCAACCCCACCAACGCCCTGGTGATCGGCGCATACACCGGCACAACCAACCTCTGGCAACCCTTCGACCGCTTGATTGCCGGCGACGGCAGCCCATCACCCGCCGTCTACTGCGACAACGACGGCCGCCTGAAAGCCCTCTACGGCGCCGACGTCACCGGCACACTCACCGTATCCAGCACACTAAGCGTCACCAGCACCATCACAAGCGGCGGCAATCTCATACTGTCCAACGACGCAGCCCTACAAGGCCGCCAATTCAACCTAAATGACGACACCGTGCTGTCATTCAACCCGCCTAACGACCAGGGCGTCATGCTGGTCTACAACCGCAATGCCATTGGCACTACCGGCGGCCTCATCGAGTACCGCGCCAACAGCTCACCCTACTGCTACGGACTCCTACTCGCCGCCAATACCGTCGTGGGAACAGGCGCTCTCACCAATGGCACAACCGACGGCACAGATACCAAGCTCAACATCAACACCCACACCGACAGCCTCATCTACATCAAGAACCGGCTCGGATCCGCAGCAAGCTTCGGCATCATCTTCCTGGGCAACTGACCCCCACCGCGCCCCAACCGTTGACCCGCGTTGACGCACGCCAAGGCACGTTGACCCGCGTTGACCCGCGTTGACCCGCGCTGACGCACCCCACCCCCCGCCACCCCAGCCACACCACGCGCGCGCCGAATCGTCTTCGCCCCACCGATGTCGGCCCAAGGCGGGCGGCGAGCGGCTGCGAGTCTACACTTGAAGCACCTGGACATTGACCGCCGCTTTCCGCCGCCCGCCTACCATCATCTCAACCCAACCGACTCGGACAACCCAACCAGCGGCGCGCCTATCTCAAACCCACCCCATCATCTCAACCCAGCCCACCCCACACCTTGACCCGTGCTGACCCACCCCAACGCACGCTATCCCCACACAGCCAACCAAACCACGCTCCCCCAACGGCCCATTACCGCGCAGAGGCCCGGCGCGCGCGCATCTCGCCTGTGACGGCACATGATCATCAGGCTCGTTTTCCCTGCCACGGCCCTCATCGCGCGCGCGCCGGGCTGCTGAGCTTGAACCCGCTCCGACCCGAGACAGCTCAATTGAATCCTGGAAAAAGCAGACCGCGAGGCAGAACCCAACAACCGCGCTGGAGTAACCCGAAGCAACAGAAAAGAAAAAGGGGAATGAAAAACGAACCAAAACCCGCCCCCATTTTAGCGCGGCGCGGCCCTCACGCAAGGCCCTTCGCTCACCCCGCGCGGGGCTTCGGTACGCAAAGGTCCTCTCGCTATTGACGCACCCCTCACGGCGCCGCGCGGGGTTCGCTTCGGCAGAGCGCGCGCTTTTCTGCGACCTAGACCGCCCTCCAAGGCAAGGGCTCGTCTGCCCACAAACATCACTTTCCCCCAACCACGCGCGCGGCCTTGCGTTCGGGCCTTTTGCGCCGCGCTTTTTGGGGGGCGTGGTTTTGGTTCTGCGCTCGCGCGCGGGCTCTCGGGTTGGCGGTTCGTTTGCCCCTTGTGGCCGGGCTGGTCCCCCGGCGGGGCGTTTGTGTGTGGGGGTGTCCTGTGTTCGCTGTTGCCGTTTTCGCCCTGTTCCTCTCTGTCCTCGCGTCTGTCCCTGCTGTCGTCTGCGCTGTCGGCGCTGTCGGCGCTGTCGCTGTCGCTGCCTTCGTGCCCTCTGTCCCGTCTGTCCTGTCTTCCCTCTCGTCCGGCCTGGCTGGCGCTGGCGTCGTGCCCCCGTCGTCCGTGGTGGTGCGCCCGTCGCGGCGCTCGCTGTCGGGCTGGGTCGCTGTCGCGCGTGTGCCGTCTGCGCGCGCGGCGGCCTCGCTCGCCCGCTTCTGGGTCGCGCGCCTGCCGCGCGCGTGTGGCGGTGTTGTTGTCCGCCGCTCGCCGGCCGCCGGGTTCGCTGTCTCGGTGCCGGTCGTGTCGCCCCTGTCGTCGTGCCCGGCGTGCGGCGGCGCGTCGCCCGGCGCTGTCCTGTGCCCGGCCTGCGTCGCCGCTGGCTGCGCTGTCCCCGCCGGCGGCCCGCTCGTCGTTGTGCCCCGCTAGGTGGTCGCTGTGGCTGCCCTTGTCGGGTTCTGCGGTTCGCGCTCGCTCCCGGCCAGCTGTGCCGGCCGGGTCGCGGCTGTCGTCGCTGCCGTTCTGGCGTCCGGCCGCGGTGTTGCTGTCGGCTGCGCGGCTGGCGCCGATGCGCTCGTTCGTTCTGCGGCCGGCCCGTCGGCTGTCGTGTTCTCCGTCGCGTCGGGTTCGTTCGGCCGCGGCCGCTCTGCGTTTGCCCGCCGCTCCGCCGCCCTGGTCGCCGCTGTCGCCGCGTCTGGCCCTGGCGCTGGCCTGGTCGCGTTTGTGTCCGCCCCCTGCCCCGCCGGCCTGTTGCCCGCCGCGTCCCCGTCGCGCGCGTTTGCTGGCCTCGGGTCCGGGTCGTGGGCTTCCTGCGCGCTCGCCGCCGGCGTGGGTCTGCCCGTGGTTGTTTTCTGGTGCGGGTCCGGTTCGTTCGCCCCGCCCCCCGCCTGGGGGTCGTGGTCGCCGTTGTCGTCCGGCCCCTGGGCTGGCGCGTGGTTGCTGTCCCCCCCAGCCCCGCCCGCCGCCGCCGCCGCGCGCCTGCCTGGGTTCTAGCGTGTCGTCCGTGTCCTGTCGCTCGCTCGTTTGGCGCGGCGGCGGCGGCGCTGACCGCCTGGGCTCGGCCGCCGCAACGCGCGCGAGCTCGCCCCCGCGATGCTATCGCCGTTTGTGTTGCCCCCCGGTGTTGCGCGCGCGCGGCGGCGGCACTCGCCCCGGCGCGAGGTGGCCGTCATCCGCCACCGGCCTGGTGCTACCAGCACCGCGCTTGTCCTTCCGCGCTGCCGGGCTCGTGCTACGACAGCCGCGCGAGCGTAGATGAGAGAGAAAAACTCGCGTGAATTAGGTATTGACAAAAATGCGTATCGGTGTTACAATAGTAACGTAGATACACCCGAGAGGAGACACCAATGGCACACCCAATCGTAAACCCAAACGCACCATATGCAGATTACATCCTGAACGCTGACCGCATACGGGAGTTTCGGATGCAGGTCTCCGAGACCGGCCCCGAGACGCCCGAGGAGATAATTGTTGGTATGACCGTACTCATCGCACGCTGGGTCCCGATAGCGATAGCAGACCCACTGGTGCGCGCCTGGTTTGCCGCCGACACCTCGCCGCGCATGCTGCCGCACATGGAGGCGCTGCGCTACGCCAACGGCAGCAACCGCCTGGATGCCGCGCTGTGCCTCGCATTGTTCGGCAACGTTGTCTACGAGAACCCGCCGGCCGACTGGATCATCCAGCCCCAACCTGGAGCGTGGATCGTGCAGGGCTCACGCTATGCGTCATACTACGTATTGAATGGCACGAGCTGCGACTGCCCAGATAACCGCGCGCCAGTCATCAACGGCCTGAAGGCGTGCAAACACCAACTAGCCGTGTGGCTAATGAAAAAAGCCGGCCTGAAGGCTGTGACACTCCCACCCGAACCAACACTCGGAGCATCCGTCTGCCAGATGCTCAAACGCGCCGAGGATGCCCGCAACTACGAGGCCAACATCACGCGCCACGTCGCTGCCTAATCACAATGGTGGGATGCGCATACCAATCACGCATAGGAGACCACAATGGAAAACGAGATCATCACCCCACCAGACATGACCGCGATCACAGAAGCACAACGTGCCATTCTGACCCAACGCACACCCCCCAACGTGATCCGCCACCGCCCCGGCCCGACTGGCAAGATCCTGAGCTACGTAGAACACGCCTGGGTCACGGAGCAATTGAACCTGGCATTCGCCTGGAACTGGTCATGGGAACTGCTGGACTGGAAGCTACTTCCATGCACAGAGGATCCGACCGAAGCTTTTGTCCTAGGCCGACTGACAATCCACACACCGAAAGGCGACATCACCAAGACGCAATTTGGAAGCGCAGCCATCAAGAGAAACAAACAGAACGAGATCCTGAGCATCGGTGACGATCTCAAAGCCGCATCGTCTGATGCACTCAAAAAAAGTGCCTCGCTACTCGGCCTGGCGCTGGACCTCTACAAGTCAGAGGATGACGACTCCGCCACCAATTCCAAGACCAAGACCAAGACCAATGGCAATGGCAAGTCAGACCCCATGACCGCCTATTGGATTGCGGCACGCGAACGCGGACTCACAACCGAGCAAGGTCGCGCCATGCTGCAGAAAGCCGGCGGCGACCCCGTCAAGGCAATCGCGCTGCTGCTAGAGTAGCCAGTAGCCAGACCACCACCACAAACAGAAACCCCTATCCTCGCGGATAGGGGTTTCTTATCTACACCCACACTACACCCACATCACACGCGCCCGCGCCAGAACCTCCAACAGTACCCGCCAAACCTACGCCCAGCTACCAAAACATAGCGCCCCTGGACGGATTCGAACCGCCGACACGCGGTTTAGGAAACCGCGCTCATACCGTCCATTACGTCCCAATCACGGAGATTGACTCACATTCTGGCGCACCGTACCACGCCGAACAGTCCCCCTAATCCCCTGATTCGCACCCCGTACTACACCCAGATCTACACCCAATGGCCTCACCTGATCTTCCAGCAAA